TTCTGATAGTTGTAGATTAGATGCGTAATTGGTTAACTTAAAATATTCAATGAGATCACCACTTTGATCTCTTGACATTGCACAGTCAATTTTGGCTGGAAATGATATTAGGATTTTATCTAATTGTGCATCACGAACTAAACCAATTAGTTCATCGCCATTGATAAGCTTAACAACTCTAACAATACCACCAAAGGGAGTTTCTTGTACTTCATCAGTCATAGTAACCCTCCTAATTTATTTATCATCGGTAGGTAGTGGCATCGACATTATCTTATAATCAAACTTTTCTTTTTTATAAATTTTGATTCGTTCTTCAAAATGCCTATAAACATGGTTCTTGTATGACATGTAACAAAGGTCATCAACAATATCATAAACTTTTAAAGTTTTCTTTTTAGCAGATACTCGTAAACCTCTACCAATACTCTGTAGTAAACGAATTATAGATTTCGTAGGAGAGGCAAGAATAAGATTATCAATGTTGACAATATTAATGCCAGTACTAGTAGTACCGTAACTCGCAACCAATATGGCATTAGTCTGTGTATCAACAATACGGCGAATGGATTCTCTTGCTTCACTTTCTGTTTTTCCGTGAATAAGATATACTTTTTTATCCGTTCCTGCTGCCTCAATGAGAGCGTGTAAAGGTTTCCCATGTCCTTCGACATAGTTGAAGAGGATGAGGGTATTGCCTTTGGTATGAATTGCGAGTTCTTTGACAAATTCATTCCTCCTACTATTACTTATTATAGTTTTGATTTCATCAGGATATTTTTGTTTCTTCATATCCTGTTTTTCTTGGTCTGTGTACTTCAACACAATACAGTCAACAGCAAGAGTAGCAAGCAATCCTTTGTTCATTAGGCTCTTTGTCTGAATAAATTGTACAGCAGGTCCCAGAATGCCTTCTATGCTTAAACGATGTGCTTGTGTTTGATCTAGTGTGCCCGTAGTACCAATACGAAACCATGCTTTAGTCAACTTCTGACCAATTAGGTTAATTGATTCTGCTTTCGCTTGGTGACATTCATCAAAGAAGATTGCATCAAACTGATCAAACCATTCTCTGGGTAACTTGTATATAGACTGCCAAGTAGAAACAACTACTTGTTTGTTAGTATCTTTTTCCAGTCCAGCACTGATTTTATGAATATATTTTCGTGATAGCCAAGAAGGATCTGCCTTTGAGTAATCAAAGAAGTCTGTTTCCATCTGTGTGACTAGCCCTACTGTTGGAACTAAAACTAAAATCTTTCTGTCTGATTTTATTACGGAGAGTAGATAGCGGAGCAAGACGTAGATTATTAAACTTTTTCCAGAACCTGTCGGAGATATTATTACACACCTGTGAGCGTTGATAGCGTGAAGAATTGCTTGGCTTTGGTGGGGGTGCATTTTGACCCGCTGCTTCTTTACAGAAACTTTCAGAGTCTCGTAGAAGTCCAGAAGTTTCTCCTCCGTTATGCATAGGGGGTTCCTGCTCTCTTTAATATTTAAAGTGTATTGACGGTCTTTACAAAACTTACTTAGATAAGATTTAAGACCTCTGGGTAGTGTGGAAGACAGAATATCGAATAATCGTATCTTACCATCCCATATACGCCTTTTAAACAATGGCATATACTCAGCACCGGGAATCATGAACGAGAAATAATCTCTCAGTTCTTGTTTGACTCCCTTTTCTGTTTTTATATAGTAACGAACTTCATCTACAGATTCAACTTCTACATCCACTCAATATTTATGGTAAGATTAGACGATACCCTGCGTCATCTTGAACCACTCAATAGCGGACTTAATAGAAAAGTTTCTATTATTGAGAACTTTTAAAAATTCTTCAACCATCTTAACCTTAACTTCAATTACAGCAATCTTTAATTTTAGTTCAATAATCTTAGGATCTGCCTCAATAAACTTTTCTACATCAGTCTTGAGTAAGGTAAGCCCATTAGGATCCTCACCCCAGGCTTCTAGTTCTTCACAGCTTGCCTTACCAGTAAAGATCTTCCACTTACGAAGTTTGAGAATGGCTAGGTCATTTACCTGCTTAGAGAGAATCAGTTTAAAATCGGCATGAAGGCACAGGTACTTACTATGCAATTGTGGAGTTCTAATAGCCTCATTTCCTAGTTCTGAGGAGTCAACAGAAGCGTCTTTGGAAATATTAAGTTTAAGGTCTTCTAGATTCATAAAGACAGTATAGTATAAGTCAATAAAATGTCAACTAAATAACTTGACATCTTTATAAGTTGTATTATATTTAACATGAGGTTATATGATTATTGATTTACGCAAAATACCAGTCGTATGGATTAATTTGGATTCGGCAACTAAAAATGCTGAAATTATGCAAGACAATCTTCTAAAGTATGGCTTTAAACATACTTATAGAAAATCTGCCAGAATACTTCCTGCACCAGAAGGAACTATACCAAGTAATGCACATTATGTTGGTTGTGCTCAGTCTCATATTGATATTCTAGATGATACACAATATGGAACTCCACTTCTAATTTTAGAAGATGATGCAGAATTTACACAGTCATTTAATCCAATTCTAGACATTCCAGACGATACAGATGGCATCTATCTTGGTATTTCTAGTGGTAACCGTGGATACCAAACTAAAAGATATACAGAAGAATATATGAGAATAGGTGGAATACTAGCCACTCATGCTATTTTATATGTAACACCTATCTACAGAGACTATATGTCTCGTATAGCCAAACATTGTATCCATGATTTAAAACAACCATGGGATGTGGGTGCATCATCATTACAATTTCAAACTAAAGTATATACACCAAATAAACCTTATTTTTATCAGGCTGATAATAGGGACTCAGCTAATAAGTGGCAACATTTTACTGATAATTGCTTAGAAGAAAGGAATTCAAGTTACCTATGATAACATATCATGGATTGGGAACAAATGGAAGATTTGGAAATCAACTTTTTCAATATGCTTCTTTATTAGGAATGGCAACCGTTAAAGGATATGATTATGGTGTTCCATATCACAGCAAATCAAATAATGAATATACTAATTTTTGTCTTTCAGATTGTTTTATAAACTTAAAAGCAAAAGATTGTTCTACTTATATTCCTAAGTTCTCAGTAAGAGAAGAACATTTTCCATTTGATGAAAGGTTTTTTAATTTATCAGATGATACAGATATTTGGGGATATTTTCAAACTGAAAAATATTTTAAAAATTATAAAACTGAAATTTTAAATCAATTTGATTTTAAACAAGATATTAAAGATGTATGTAATTCATTTATAGAACCATATAAAAATGAAAATATTACATCAGTTCATATAAGATTGGGTGATTATTTAAATATGCCAAATGCACATCCAATATGTACTAAAGATTATTATATTAAAGCCATGGAGTGTATGCCAAAAGATTCATTAATTTTTGTTTTTAGTGATGATATAGAAAAAGCAAAAAATCTTTTTAATTTGTTTAATAAGAAAATTATATATCCAGAATTTAATGATAAATTTTTAGATATGTGTTTAATGTCTATGTGTAATAATCATATTATTGCTAATAGTTCATTTAGTTGGTGGGGTGCTTGGTTAGCAAATTCAAATAAAGTTATTGCACCATCTTTATGGTTTGGTTCCAGCATACAAAAAGACTGGTCAGATGTTTATTGTGAAGGTTGGACCGTAATATGAATGTTATACCCAATACCTTAGTAGAATATAATATGGATAATTTAACATTTATATTACCCGTTGGAATTGAGACTCAAGATAGATATAGAAATTTTTTATTTACTATAAATTATTTAATTAATATATGCCCAGAAGCAAATTTTATAATACATGAAATGGGTGATACAAATTATTCAGAAAATATTAATCATACAAAAATTAAAAAGATTTTTACTAAAACTTTAAAAATAGATGAAAAATTTTATAAAACATGGTGTATTAATAGAGCAATAGAACAATCTACAACAAATGTTATTTGCATTTATGATGTTGATGTTTTGATTCCATTAAAATCAATTGAAAAAAGTATTCAGTATATCTTTAATGGTTATGATATGGTTTTACCGTATAGTTATGGTGCATACCAAAAACAAATTTTAAATTATAACGAATGTGAACAATTTATGAAATCTTTAAATTTTGATGATTTTAAAACCATTAAATCCAATAATTCATTTTATGGACATGTTCAATTTTTTAATAAATCATCCTATATGCAAGTTGGATGTGAAAATGAAGAGATGATAGGCTGGGGACCAGAAGATCAAGAAAAATTATTTAAAATGCATGCTTTAGGATATAAGATTAAATATCTTGAAGATGCTTATGTGTGGCACATAGAACATTCTAGATTGAATCCTACACCATGGATGTCAGAGATTCATTCTAAAAATATGGAAATTTTTGAAAAAATAAAAAATATGTCAGTATGTGAAAGAAAAGATTATTATTCTAAACAAGCAAACAAACTTTTAAAAAATAAGGAAATATATGTACCTATCATTTGATGAAATTGTTAGAACTTTAAATTTAACTATAAAAGGAGTTATACATGTGGGTGGACATGTTGGAGAAGAGATTCCAATTTATCAAAAATATACTGATAATATTTACATATTTGAGCCACAAAAAGAGTGCTTTGATCAGATATCTGATACAGTAAAAAAATATAATTGTGCATTGGGACACGAAGAAGGTGAATTTGTTATGTATTTGGCAGATAATAAACAATCCTCTTCATTGATGGAACCAAAAACACATCTACAAGAACACCCTACTGTTTTATTTACCGATACAACTATTGTTAACGTTAAAACTCTTGATAGTTTTAATATTACAAGTTGCAATTTTTTAAATATGGATGTTCAGGGATATGAATTGAATGTCTTAAAAGGTGGAATAAATACTTTAGCGTATATTGATGCAGTATATACTGAAGTAAACACTGCCGAATTATATAAAGAGAATCCATTACTTGAAGATATGGATACATGGTTAAAAGAAAAGGGATTTGTAAGAGTATGGACTCATATTACACCACATTCTTGGGGAGATGCACTATATGTTAGAAAATAAAAAAATTTCATTAGCACTAACAACTTATAATAGATCTGACCGATTGATACCTTCTATGAAAGAGTATGATACTTATACTGATTTAGATGAAATTATTGTAATAGATGATTGTAGTAACGATTATGATCTTCTTATAAAAGAAACATGGTCACCTAAAACGGTCATTTATAAAAATGAACAAAATATACAAGCATACCAAAATAAACTTAAAGTTTTAGAAAAAGTAAAAAATGATTGGTGTATACTTTTTGATAGTGATAATTTTTTTGAAAAGAGTTATCTAGATGCTATTAAAGAAGAAGACAATTTATACGGATTGGATGAAAATATAATTTATTGTCCTTCTGCAGCCAAACCGAATCACAACTATAAACATATAGTTGGTAACATGATTGATAAAACCTTTTGGAATAAAAATCATTTACAAGAAGGTTGTTTATTTAATACAGGAAATTTATTAATTTCAAAAAAAGGAATAAACTGTTTATTAGATAATTTTAAAATAGATCCAATAAAAAATGCCTTTGTTGAGTGTAAGTATATGAATTATATTTTAATAAAAAATAATTTTAAATTAAAAGTGTTACAAAATATGGAATATCACCACCCAACAAGTCATGATAGTCATTATATTACATATAAGCAACACCATGAACATTTTGATAACAGTTTTAATTGGATTATATAAATGATATTTACAAGAGAAGATTTAAGACCGACACCAACATATCCAACATACCCGCCATATCATCTGGGATATTATCTTGAGGATTATTTTTTAAATCGTTTTTTACAAGAAAATCCACCAACAGTAAGACATTATATTGGGGTTAGTTGGACAACACTATATTGTGATAATAAAGATCATCATCTTCAAAATTTTTTAGATTTGCTTGACCCAAATGAAAAGTATTTTACAGTCATGCAACATGATGATGCACCAAAACATCGTCTTCCTAAAGACACTTTATGTTTTTCTGCTGGTGGAAATGTTAGTGGTGCCAATATCATCCCAATCCCACTAATATGTTCTCCGATACCACATGAAAAGACAAATGTTTCAAAGGATATTTTAGCTTCTTTTGTAGGATCGTTAACACATCCAATTAGAATTAAAATGGCACAAAGTATGCAAGATCAGAAAAATATTGCTATTATAGGTAAAAACTGGACACACCATGTAAATAACAATGAATTAAAACTTTTTATCGATTTAGCTTTACGAAGTAAATTTTTACTTTGTCCTCGTGGATATGGATTAAATTCCTTTAGATTATATGAAGCATTTCAGTTGGGGTGTGTTCCTATAATTATTACTGATATACCATATCTACCTTGGCAAGATGAATTAAATTGGAATGAATTTTCTATAGTTATTGATGAACACAACTTAAGCAATCTACCACATATATTAAACTGTATAAGTGAAGAAAAATATCAAGATATGTTAAAAAAAGGTTTTGAAATATATACTAAATATTTTACTCTTGATGGAATGTATAATAATATTTTGAAAAGGATCTATTTATGAATAATAATTTAAATGAAGATAGAATAATAACATTAAAAGAAAAAGAAGAGGCAGATAAAAAAATATGTGAATTTTATAAAGATTCTTTAATTGCTTGGAATTGTTCTCATGAATCTATTCCACAAATTATAAATGATAAAAATTATAAAATTGGTGTAGAAATTGGATGTGCTTATGGAGGACATTTGGATTCTATATTAAGCAAAACTAATATAGAAAAGTTATATGGTGTTGATCCATATCTTAATTATGTCGAATATGGCGCAGATGCTATGAATATGCAACAAAATCAAATGGATACATTATTTGAATTAGTAAAAACCAGATTATCATATTATGGAACTAGATTAGAGTTTATTAGAAAAAAATCAGAAGAAGCCTATCAACAATTTGAAGATAGTAGTCTAGATTTTGTTTATATTGATGGAAATCACTGTGAACAATATATTAAAAATGATTTAAATTTTTGGTGGCCAAAAATAAAAAATGGAGGAGTATTATGTGGTCATGATTATGATCATATTACTTTTCCTCATGTTACCTTTCATGTTAATGCGTTTTTTAAAAATTTAAACATAGAAGTCATTGATTTAAAAAATCATAATTGGTGTGCATATAAAGGTTAATTAAAATGAATAAAAAAATTATTTTTAATATGGAAGACCGTGGAAGCGATTTTATTTTTCATTGGTATATTTTAATGTTAGGTGCTTTACGAAGAGTACCAAATAATTTAGTAAGAGCTGGACTAGATAGCAATCCACACCTAATGATAGAGCAAAATCTCGATGAAAAAGATCAATATCTTTCCAATTTAAAGGCTCCATATTTTATTACTTGTTCCAAGCCAACTGAACTTAGAGATTTTCATATTGAATCGTTGGATATAATCAAATCGGATTTTATTTTTATACCAAAAGAACAAATTAAAACAGATGATATTGTTATTACAAGTTATGGTGAACCAGTCATACCAGTTGCAAATGAAGGTTGTACAATAGATTCAGAATTATATTTCTTTTTAAAAAATTTATTTTTAAAAAATATTCCAAATGAATCAGAAGAATTTAAAAATAAAAAATTCTATATTTCACGAAACAAATCACATTTACTTAATGGCAATTCTGGTATAAAAAGAAGAAATGTTGTAAACAATGAAGAATTAAAATCTATTCTTAGTCAAAATGGTTTTGAATGCATAGATCTTGAAGATTTTAAAACTGTAGATAAAATAAAAATCTTTAATCAAGCAGATACAATACTATCTCCAAATAGTGGAGCATTAACATTTTCTTTATTTGCAAATTCAAAAACAAAAATTGTTGAAATGAATACCCAGAATCCACACATGGTAGATCATTTGTATCAATGTATGTGTTCTAGCTGTTCTATACCATATTACAAATTCTATACAGATAAAATAGATCATTTAGATAATATGAATGTAAATATAGACAATCTTTTAGTTTTCTTAAAGAAAAATTCTATTATTTAAAAATAAAAAGAATGAAAACAGCAATATTGATCTCAGGTCATGTTAACTGTGGTCTTTCTCACAAAGATCACATTTATGGTTTTTATAAAAAAAATCCAAATATTGATATTTTTATACACTCATATGATTGTTTAGAGAAAAACGAAATTATAGATTTTTATAAACCAAAGGAATATATTTTTGATTTAGATGACACATCTAAAAATTTAGATTTAAATCTTTTATCTTTATGTGAATCCAAAAAACAACCAGAAACAAGGGCTAGTAATGTTTTAAACATGTGGAGAAAAAGACAATTATGTTTTAATATGATTGATAAATCATATGATATAATTTTTTTAACAAGGTTTGATTGTTACAGTTTAAAATATATTTTTGATTATTATGAGGATGATAAATTAATAATACCACATGGTGGTAATTTTAGAAATGGTATATTAGATCTTTGTTGTTTGGGAAATTATAATAATCTTTTTTATTATTGTAGCTTATATGATAAAATAAAAGATTATATACATGAAATTCCATATTTTCATCCAGAATTTCTTTTAAACTATCATTTAAGTAAAAATCCATCTATAAATATAAAAAGAGTTCCAACTACTATGTATTTAAAACATCAGTTGTTAGAACCATGATTGGTTTAATAAAACAGTAACATTATATGAAAACAATAATTTTTGATATTGGTGCAAACACAGGAGATACTTTTTTACAACAGGCTAGAAATGGTTCGTTTGTTTATTGTTTTGAACCAACTCCAGAATTAATTAATAATATAAAACAAAAAGGTTATACAAATATACCTACTTATTTTTTAATTGAAAAAGCTATATCAGATTACAATGGTAAATCAGTATTTCATGTTGCGGGTCAAGCAGATTGGGGATGTAGTTCTTTATTGGATTTTTCTAATAATTTAGATCAAACCTGGCCAAATAGGTTAGATTTAAAAGTTACATATGATGTTGAGGTTTTAGTTACAAGAATGGACACATTTTTAAAAGAAAATCTTGATATAGAACATATAGATTATGTTCATATAGATACTCAAGGAAATGATTTAAAAGTTTTAGAATCTTTTGGACAAAAAATTCAAATTATTAAATCTGGAGTTGTAGAAGTTCCAATGAACGAAGAAGTTAAGTTATATAAAAATCAACATTCAAAAAAAGATATGTTAGATTTTTTAGAAAAAAACAATTTTAAAATAATTGATATAACAAAACAACAAAATGAAGAAAATATATTTTTTAAAAATAATCAATGACAAATAACATTAAACTTATTATTTTTGATCTTGATGGTGTGCTTGTTAAAGCAAAAAAAATACATTTTGATGCTTTAAATAAAGCTTTAGGTGATTTATATCAAATATCATGGAAAGAACATCTAACCAAATACGATGGTCTTAAAACCAATGAAAAATTAAAACTGTTGACAGAAGAAAAAAATCTACCTACAAATTTACATAAAAGAATTTGGGAAGATAAACAGAATTATACAACAGAATATTTAAAAAATGTAGAACCTTCAGAACAATTAATAGAATGTTTTAAATTTTTAATTAAAAATAAATATAAAATTGCATGTTGTAGTAATAGTATAAAAAAAACAGTATTATTAGTTTTACATAAACTTCAAGTAATTGAATATTTTGATGTTATCTTATCCAATGAAGATGTTAAAAATAGTAAACCCCACCCAGAAATGTATTGGAAATGTATGTCACAGTTAGAATGTATACCAGAAAATACTCTAATATTAGAAGATTCTCCCCACGGCTTAATAGCCGCACACAGAAGTAAAGCCCATATATTAAGAGTGTCTAGTCCAGATGAAATAAATATAAATTTTATTAATGATAAAATACATAACATTCAAACAGAAAAGGAATATAATATGCCAAAATGGTCTGACAAAACTGTAAATATTTTAATACCAATGGCTGGAGCTGGCTCCAGATTTGAAAAAGCAGGTTATACATTTCCAAAACCGTTAATAGATGTAAATGGAAAACCAATGATTCAATTGGTTGTTGAAAATATAAACATAGATGCAAATTATATTTTTATAGTACAAAAAATCCATAGAGAAAAATATAATTTAGATGGTTTGTTAAATTTAATTGTTCCTGGTTGTTCAATTATAGAAGTAGATGGTTTAACTGAGGGTGCAGCTTGTACAGCATTATTAGCTAAAGATTTAATTAATAATGAAAATCCTTTATTTTTTGCTAATAGCGATCAATTTGTTGAATGGAACTCAAATGAGTTTATGTATAAAATGAAAGAACAAAACTGTGATGGTGGAATTGTTACATTTGAGTCAGCACATCCAAAATGGTCGTTTGCAAAAATTGATAAAAATGGATATGTTACAGAAGTTGCTGAAAAAAATCCCATTTCCAATCTTGCTACTGTTGGGTATTATTACTGGAAACACGGAAAAGATTTTGTAAAATATGCCGAAACTATGATAGAAAAAAATATTAGAGTTAATAATGAATTTTATGTTTGTCCTGTGTTTAATCAAGCAATATTAGATGGAAAAAAGTTAATAACAACCAATGCACAAAAGATGTGGGGATTGGGAACACCAGAAGATTTAAAATATTTTTTAGAAAACTATAAAAATTAAATAATGGTATATATATCACATAGAGGAAATATTAACGGATCTAATCCGTTAGAAGAAAATAAACCAAATTATATAGATAAAACTTTAAATATGGAATATGATGTGGAAATTGATTTATGGTTTATTGAAAATAAATTATATTTTGGACACGATAAGCCAACTTATCTAATTAAAGATTCTTGGATTAAAGCTAGAAATGAAAAACTTTGGATACATTGTAAAAATACCAATTGTCTGAACTATTTACAATCAACAGATTTAAATTATTTTTGGCATGAAAAAGATACTGTTACATTAACAAGCAAAAAATATATTTGGGCTTATCCTGGAAAACAAATTATAAAAAATAGTATAGCAGTTATGCCAGAAATATTTGATGATAATATTACTGAATGTATTGGTATTTGTAGTGATCATATTGAAAAATACAAAAGACTCTTATCAACCTGAATATATCTTAAATAATTTATTGCATTTAAGTGGATTTGTTGTATAATATAAGTGTGAAAAACCCATCCAAGAAAAAAAAACCATCAGATGCAGATTACGTAAGTAACTCTGATCTTTATGATGCTTTAGTAGATTATCGTAAAAAGTCAAATGATGCAGAAAATGCAGGTCGAAAGAAACCTAAACTCCCAGATTTTATAGGAGAGTGTGTTCTTAAGATTGCATCAAGACTTTCATTTCGTCCCAATTTTGCAAACTATCCATACAGAGAAGAGATGGTATCTGATGCTGTCTTAAACTGTATAACATATATTGGTAATTTTGATCCAGAAAAGTCCAAGAGTCCATTCGGATACCTTACACAGATTTGCTGGTTTTCTTTTGTTCGTATTATAAACAAAGAAAAGAAAGAAAAATATACACAATACAAGTATGCAGAACAGCAGAACGATAAAGACTTTCATCATTGGTTTAATAAAGTCTATGCTGGTGTAGATATTGGTCGAAGAGATTTCTTTGGACTTACAGATCTTGACATGGATAGATTTGGTGTTATGCTGAATCCACCCAAGAAAGAAGGCGTTAAGCGCAAACGTAAGTCAAAGAAAGATACATTAGATATATGAAAAAAATAGCATTAATTACTGGAATTTCTGGACAAGACGGAAGTTATCTTACTGACCTTCTTATTTCAAAAGGATATGAGGTTCATGGATTAATACGCCGAAGTTCTTCATTTAATACTGAAAGATTGGAACATCATATTGACAACCCAAAAGTTTACAATAAAACATTATTTCTTCACTATGGAGATATGAATGATTTTACTAGTATATACAATATTCTGTTAAAACATAATCCTACAGAAATTTATAATCTTGCAGCACAGAGCCATGTAAGATTATCATTTGATATGCCAGTATATACTGGAAATGTAGATGCTATAGGGACAACTAATATTCTAGAAGCTATACGTTCATATCAAGATCATACTGGTAATAAAATTCGGTACTACCAAGCATCAAGTAGTGAAATGTTTGGAAAAGTACAAGAAGTTCCTCAGAAAGAAACTACTTCATTTTATCCTAGATCACCTTATGGTTGTGCTAAAGCATATAGTCATTTTATGACTATCAATTATCGAGAAAGTTATAATATACATGCTTCGTGTGGTATTTTATTTAATCACGAAAGTCCTCGTAGAGGTGAAACCTTTGTAACTAGAAAAATTACTAGGGCTGTAGGTAGAATTTCTCAGGGTCTCCAAACAGAATTGAGATTAGGAAACCTTGACTCACTAAGAGATTGGGGGTATGCTGGTGATTATGTTGAGGCAATGTGGATGATGCTTCAACAAGACACACCAGATGATTATGTTATTGCTACTGGGCAGATGATTTCTGTTAGAGAATTTTGTGATTATGCTTTTGGTTTGATTGAAAAAAATTATAAAGATTATGTAGTAATAGACCCAAAATATTATAGACCTACTGAAGTTGATCAACTTCTTGGAGATTCAACTAAGGCTCAACAAGTATTAAACTGGAAACCAAAAGTATCTGTATATGACCTGGCTAAGATGATGGTTGATCAAGGTGTTAAACTTGCAAAAAAAGAAGTTAGACAGATATATGAAATCAATAATTCTTAACGATACCCATTTTGGGTACAAAGCAGATTCCCCAATAGTTTTAGAATACTTTCTGTCCTTCTTTGAGGGACAGTTATTTCCATATATTAAAGAAAACGATATCAAGACCATATTTCATCTAGGTGATGTCTTTGATCGTAGAAAATATATTAATTTTAAGACTCTTCAACAGGTTCGTACACGTTTCTTTGAACCCCTTCAAGATCTTGGCGTAAAGTGTATTGCCATCTGTGGCAATCACGATACTTACTACAAGAATAATAATACGGTCAATTCTTTACAAGAAATTGCACAGCAGTATTCTAACTGGGAGATTCATTCAGAGCCAACAGAGATTCAAACTTCTGCTGGTTGTGTAGCACTATTGCCTTGGATTAACCCAGAGAATGAGATTCAATCGGCAGAGTTTATCACTAACACTACCTGCTCTCTATTACTAGGACATTTAGAGTTGTGTGGCTTTCAGAGTATTCGCGGTATCTTTATTGAGCATGGCTATGACCCAAAACATTTTGACAAATTTGAATATGTTCTTACTGGTCATTATCACATTAAATCTAGCCGGGATAATATACATTACCTGGGATCTCAGTACCAAATGGCTTTCTCAGACGTTTGGGAAGCCAAAGGGTTTCATGTCTTTGATTTTGCAGCAAGAACGCTTGAATTTATCGAGAATCCAAAAAGGCTTTTCTATACGTTTGACTACGATGAAACCAACCCAGAAAAGTTAGACTACTCAAAGTTCAAAGATACATATGTTAAGATCTTTATCAAGAATAGAACTAAAAGTCCAGCCTTTGAAAAGTATATGGATAAATTCTATGAAGCAGGAGTAGCAGAATTGTCTGTAACAGAAGATGTAACTGCAAACCCAGATCTAGTGGCTGTGGACATTCATAAAGATACACTACAGTTACTTCATGAAGAGATTGATACAGTTACAGAAAAATCAATTAATAAAAATGTACTTGCCGATATTATAAACACAGCATATAATACAGCCATGTCAAAGGATGAAGATTGATAGATTTTCTAACAGTTCGTTTTAAAAACTTTGGTTCATTTGGTAATAATTTTTCTGAGATTAAACTCGATAATTATAAGACCACTTTAGTAACAGGTACAAACGGTCATGGTAAGTCTTTTGCTTTATTAGACTCTCTGTGCTTTGGTTTGTTTGGAAAGCCATTTAGACCCATTAATATTCCACAACTTGTTAATTCAGTTAATGCCAAGCAGTGTGTTGTTGAAATAGAATTTAAGAAGTCTAACTGTCATTTCCTAGTTCGCCGTGGTCTTGCACCTAAATTCTTTGAGATATTCAAAGATGGTGAAATGCTTGATCAAAATGCTAAGACTAAAGATTACCAAGAGATGTTTGAAGAAAATATTCTTGGATTTGATTATGCAGCATTCAAGCAGGTAGTCATTCTTGGTAAATCAAACTTTGTTCCTTTCATGCAACTAACTCCTTCTGAAAGGCGTAAGATTATTGAAGGACTGCTTAACCTTGATATTCTTGCGGATATGAATCTGTATGTTAAAGGACAACTATCAAGTCTTAAACTGTCTCTTGGTGAACAAGAAAGTTTATTAAAGATTGTTCATGAAAA